CGTTCACCATGTTATCTGAGACGCCCGTGCCTGGGTTCATCAAGATGGCGGCGATCTCGTCATAGGGCATTTCTGCCCGATCGATGGCGCTCAAATCTAACCCGCGCTCGGCAAAATAGCTGTCCCATTGGGACAGGAAGCTGATCAAGTGATCGGGGTGGATTTCCTTCAGTCGACCGGGGTTCGTGAACACACGAGGGTTGAACGCGGGCATGGGCGAATTCCTTCTCCAGGGGGTGGTGTGCTCGGACGAATCGGGGCCTGTGCGAGCTTTGAGTGAATTCTAAGTCAGCCGCACAAAATGTCTATATGTTGTTTTTAAATACACTATTGAACAACATATGGTGTCACTCAGCATCATTTACCGTCATTTGGCAACATCTGCTAGATCTCGATGTTCGCTATATGTTCTGTCCGACATTTTGTAGACCTCGTCGGTAAGTGAAGAGGGTCCCCCTGGAGACCTTCACCATGCAAAAGACGACCCCGAAACCGCCCCAATGGCGGCGCCTGGCCTTTCGATGTGAGGAGGGCCGGAATGATTGATCCCGATGATCGCGAGCGCGCGGCGCTGGCCCATGCCATGAAATCCATGGGCCTGCTCATGGGTGAGATCGGCTGGACCGTGTCCTTCAAGGACCTCACGGCTGCACAGGCGAAAAGTCTCGCCGAGGCTGCCGTCGATGGGTTTCAGGAAAGCATGCGGGCCTCGGCCACCCATGAGAGTTCGGAGGTGCCGTTTTGACCGACGCCCTTTTGGACTTCAATCACCGCGAAAAGCCCCCGAGCTTTGCCGAGAGCGTCAACGCGCTCATAGACCACGCGCTTGTCACTGAGAACGACGCGCGGCCAACCCGCGATTATCTTGGCGGCAGCCGCTTGGGAGATGCCTGCGCTCGGCGCTTGCAGTACGAGTACCTCAAGACCCCCAAGGATGAAGGCGGCGGGTTCTCAGGCCAGTCGCTGCGGATTTTTGCTCTTGGGCATGTTTTGGAAGACCTCGCGATCGAGTGGCTGCGCAAGGCAGGTTTCGATCTGCGCACGCGCAACCGGCATGGCGATCAGTTTGGATTTTCTGTCGCCGGCGGCCGGGTCAAAGGGCACGCCGACGGTGTGGTTGTCGCGGCGCCAAACGGCATGGCGGTGCCTGCGCTTTGGGAATGCAAATCAGCCAATGCCAAAAACTGGCGCGCCATCGAAAAGCATGGGGTGGTTAAGGCCAAGCCTATCTACGCAGCACAGATCGCGCTCTATCAGGCTTATCTCGGGCTGACAGAGACGCCGGCGCTCTTTACTGCGATCAACAAAGACACCTGTGAGATTTGGCATGAGCTTGTGCCCTTTGATGGGGCGCTTGCGCAGGCCGCCAGTGATAAGGCCGTGCACATCTTGCGCGCGTGCGATGTGGGCGAGCAGCTGCCCCGCCACACGCCAGACCCTGAGCATTTCGAATGCCGGTTCTGTTCCTACGCCGCGAGGTGCTGGGCGTGACCGATCATCTGCAAACATCCGATGTGGCCGAGCCTGTTGTTCCAGACGCGAATACGATCGCGCTCTACGCGGATGTGGTATTTGGGTATTGCGAGTTCCTCGCACCTGTCCGCGCACTGGCGGAAAAGGGTGCAGCAGATGCGCCGCCGCATACGCCATTCTTGCCTGTTGATCAGGATCTTGGGGTTAAGCTTGCCCATCAAGCGGACTGGGCCGCGCAAACGGGCATGGCGCTCTTCGTCGTGCCGGGCACGGTCCATGAGGCGGGCGCTGCACGCTCTGAGCATATTGCACAGATGCAGGTTGTCCTGGTCGACATCGATCACGGCGACATCGCAGCAAAGCGCAGTCATCTTATTCAACACCTTGGCACGCCAACGCTCGAAGTGGCGTCCGGCGGCGTTACACCCGAGGGGCAAGATAAGCTCCACCTCTACTGGCGGCTGACGGAACCTGCTGAAGGCGAGGATATCGCCCGCGTCTGCCGGGCGCGCCAGATGATTGCAGCCAAGGTTGGTGGTGACCCCTCGTTCAAATCTGCGCATCAGCCCATTCGGGTGGCGGGTTCCGTTCATGCGAAGTCTGGCGTCAAACGGCTGGTCTCCATCCTCGATTATCGCCCCGTGGATTTTGACCTTGGTGAACTGGCCGAGGCCATCTTCGCCATGCCACCAATGGAGGGCCTCGCTGCCGAGGGGCTGGATTTCAACACAGCCCCGGGGGAGCGCGGCAGCGTTCCAGAGCTTTTTGCCAAGCCGGTCCGCGAAGGCGGCGTGGACGGTACGACCCGGTTTGACGCGCTTTCACGCGTGATTGGGTATTGGATCCGGCGCAGCCGCGAAGGGCATGTGACGCCCGCTGAGGCCTGGGCCGAGATTGTCGCTTACAATGATGCCCGCATTGATCCCCCGTGGCCTGACGCGCGCCTGCGGCAAGAGGCCGAACGCCTTTGGCGGCTGGACCAGGCCCGCAATGGGGATATCCCCGATGAAGAGGGCATCGAGCCTGAAACGAGCCATGGGGGCGGCAGTGGCTCGGGCAATGCAGGCCCAAGCCCCGTGCGGTTCTCAGAGGATGCTCTCGCGTCAACTTTTGCGGATCAGCATTCCGATGCCTGGCGCTATGTCGCCGGCTGGGGCCAATGGCTGACTTGGACCGGGCGCATCTGGAAGCGCGAGGACACGCTGCAGGCCTTTGACCTGGCGCGCCAGGTCTGTCGTGCCGCCGCAGTGCGCTCACCATCCTCAAAGGTCCGCACAAAGCTCTCGGCGGCCTCAACCGTTGCCGCTGTTGAGCGTCTCGCCCGCAGCGACCGCCGCCATGCAACGACGACCGACGTCTGGGATCGCGATCCCTGGCTCTTCAACACGACAGCCGGAGTGCTGGATCTGCGCAGCGGGCAGTCCCAGACCCATGATCAGTCACTTTGCATGACGAAGATCGCGGCCGCGGCGCCGAAGGGCAATTGCCCGACCTGGCTCGCCTTCCTCGATACCGTCACAGGCGGTGACGCCGAGCTGCAATCCTACCTCCAGCGCATGGCCGGCTATTGCCTCACCGGCGTTACCAGCGAGCACGCGCTCTTTTTCCTCTATGGCACAGGGGCCAACGGCAAATCTGTCTTCGCCAATACGCTGACGGAAATCCTCGGTGACTACGCCACCGTCGCGCCCATGGACATGTTTATGGCGAGCCATGGGGATCGGCATCCGACCGATATGGCGGGGCTGCGGGGCGCGCGCGTCGTGACCTCGATCGAGACGGAACAAGGCAGCCGGTGGGCCGAAAGCAAGCTCAAGGCGCTGACTGGTGGAGACAAGATCACCGCGCGCTTCATGCGGCAGGATTTCTTCGAGTTTATACCGCAGTTCAAGCTGCTGATCGTGGGCAACCACAAGCCCACAATTCGCAATGTGGATGAGGCCATGAAGCGGCGTCTGCACATGGTGCCCTTCACCGTCACTATCCCCGCCGCCAAGCGCGACAAGCGCCTGCCCGACCGGTTGCTCGCCGAGCGGGACGGCATCCTCGCCTGGGCGCTCCAAGGCTGTCTGGAATGGCAACAGCATGGCCTGCGCCCGCCGCCTGCCGTGATGGCGGCCACCGAGGATTATTTCGAGGCCGAAGACGCGCTCGGGCGCTGGATCGAGGAGCGCTGCGAGACGGGTAACAAGGCCTTCTGGGCGGGGTCTACTGATCTCTTCAGCAGCTGGAAATCCTGGGCCGAGGCTAATGGCGAGTACGCGGGATCGATGAAGCGGTTTTCGGAGACGCTGAGCACCAAGGGGTTCACCCGCGAAAACACCCGTAAGGCCCGCGGCTTCCTCGGGATCAAGCTTTGCGACAACAGCTCTGACCTATTCACAGGAGATTACAATGACCAATAAAACAAGGGCTGTGACGGATGTGACGGGTTCCCCCTATATAAGCGTCACGCGCGCACATGCGCGCACGTGTAACGGTGATAGTGAACTATCCGCTGCATCCGTCACACCCTCTGCGCAGGCCAAATCAATCCTCGCCCTTGACCTCGGAACCACCACTGGATGGGCGCTGCGCGGCTTTGATGGCCTGATTACAAGCGGCACGGCCAGCTTCAAGCCTGGGCGCTATGACGGCGGCGGCATGCGCTATCTGCGGTTCACGAATTGGCTCTCAGAGATCGACCGCCTGTCTGGTCCAATCGAGGCAATTTACTTCGAAGAAGTACGCCGTCATCTCGGCACCGACGCAGCGCATGTCTATGGCGGTCTCATGGCCACGCTGACCGCATGGGCGGAACTGCGTGGCGTGCCCTATCAGGGCGTGCCGGTTGGCACCATCAAGCGTCATGCCACGGGTCACGGAAACGCACCCAAGAAGGCCATGACCGCAGCGGCACGAGCCCGTGGCTATAGCCCGGCAGACGACAATGAGGCCGACGCCATTGCCATCCTTCACTGGGCTTTGGAAACCCAAGGGGGCGTCGCATGAACGCCGATCTTCTCGATAAAGCGGCTGCGGTCCTTGAAGAGCGAGGTCAAGCCTATGGCGCAGCTGAGGCGGCCTTCGCAGCCATTGCTGCACGCTGGTCGATCACGCTCGGACGCCCCGTGTCGGCAGCGCAGGTTGTCCTCTGCATGATCGATCTGAAGCTGGTTCGGCTCTCCCATGACCCGGGGCATGAGGACAGCCTCATCGATGTGATCGGCTACGCGGCCCTCTTCCCGGAGGTGTGCCGATGAAATCCATGCGCTGGCATCCCCCTGGCTATGGCGGCGATCGTCTCGGGCCCGACCAAGTTAAGCGCGACGGTTGGCGCGATACGGGGCTGCTCGCGGTCAGCGTCAATGATGACCGGCTGACCTGGCCCGAGCGTGAACTCGTTCGTCAGCTTGGGGAAAAGCTTTATGGCAAGAGGAACGAGGAGACGTCCCGATGAGCGCCTGGACACCAAAGCTGGTCGAGGCCCGCCTCTCGGAAGCGGCCTTCGTCCTCAAGCGCCTGCCCGAGCCTCGGCTGTCAGGGTATTTCAGCACCTGGCCGGAAGTGGTCCAGAGCTTTGCCGACAAGGTGGGGCAGGAACCCAAGCCGATGCGCGTGCTGCCATCGCCGCAGGCCATCAGTCGGATGGAGGAGACGCTGACCTGGACGGCGGGGCTGGAGCCAATCGACGGTCAGATCGTCTGGCTGCGCGCCTATGGCTATCGCTGGCGCGAGGTGTGCAGGGCGGTGGGGCTGCGGCGGTCCTCTGCGCATCACCACTGGGTCTTTGGCCTCTGCTTGATTGCGCACAAACTGAACTGCCGGTACGTCAGCCAGCACCTGTCGATGCAGCAGGTGATTGACCTCGCGCGTGCCGATGATCCGGCGCTCTAAAAAAAATCGCATTGATGAAAAAACTGCCAGACACTTTTGCCCTCTCGTCGGTATGTGGGTGGTAAGTCGAGAGGTGCGGGCGTGGGTGGGGGCGTTTCGAAGCGGTGCAAATGGTGACCAGTTTTCTGAAAAAACAGTCTCCGTTCAAAATGTTGTGCCGCGTAACCCATTGAAATTGAACGGGTCCCTCCTGTTTGTAACCGTATTCGGGGGGGCGAGGCGCAAGGCTTTCCCAGTGACACCCCCGAAAACACCCGTTTCGTTTCGGTTTGCGCCGACCCCCAAGAAAACAAGGGCCTGACGGCCTGACAAACCACGCCTGAAGCGAAACGGGGGGCAGACCCCATTTCGCTTTGACCCCCAGACCCGTTTCGCTTTCGGGTATCCCCAAGGACATTCGCATGGACGTCATCGACCTGCCGCTCGAGCAGATCATCCCCTATGCGCGCAACCCGCGCCGCAACGCGCAGGCCATCGCCACGGTCGCCGCCTCGATCCAGGAATTCGGCTGGCGTCAGCCCATCGTCGTGGACGAGGCGATGGTCGTGCTGGCCGGTCACACGCGGCTTGAAGCGGCGCGCAAGCTTGGCTTCAAGACAGCACCGGTGCATGTCGCCAAGGGGCTGACCGCGAACCAAGCTCGCGCCTTTCGGATCATGGACAACCGCTCGAGCGAGAACGCCGAGTGGGACAAGGACCTGCTGAACCTTGAGCTTGCAGACCTGCTGGAGGCGGATTTTGACCTTGGGCTGACCGGCTTTACCGACGAGGAACTGACCGCGCTGATGTCGAGCCTGGACGAAGGTACGGGTCCGCAGGATGGCGAAGACGATATTCCGGAAACCCCGGTGGCCCCCATCAGCCGCCCGGGAGATCTCTGGATCCTCGGCAATCATCGGTTGCTTTGCGGCGACAGCACGGTGGCCACGGATGTCGAGCGCCTTCTCGGCACGGTAAAGCCACTGTTGATGGTGACCGATCCGCCCTACGGCGTGGAATACGACCCGAGCTGGCGCAACCAGGCAGGCGCAGCCAAGACCAAGCGCACGGGCAAGGTGCTGAATGATGATCGGGCGGACTGGCGTGAGGCCTGGGCCCTGTTCCCCGGCGATGTGGCCTATGTCTGGCATGGCGCGCTGCACGCAGCGACCGTGGCGGAAAGCCTTGAGGTCGCGGGCTTCACCATCCGGTCCCAGATCATCTGGGCAAAGGATCGGTTGGTTCTAAGCCGCGGTGATTATCACTGGCAGCATGAGCCGGCTTGGTACGCGGTCCGTAAAACCGGCAAGGGCCACTGGGCGGGGGACCGCAAACAAACCACGCTCTGGCAGATTGCCAATAAGGATCAGGACGATAAAACAGTCCACGGCACGCAGAAACCTGTCGAGTGCATGCGCCGCCCCATCCTGAACAATTCGAGCCCTGGTCAAGCGGTCTATGAGCCCTTCATGGGATCCGGGACGACGCTCATCGCGGCCGAGACGGCAGGACGGGTTTGCTACGGGATCGAGTTGAACCCTGCCTACATCGATGTCGCCGTCCAGCGCTGGGAGAAGTTCACGGGCAAAGAGGCGGTGCTTGAGGGCAGCGGCGAGACTTTCGACACCCTTAAAATAATGCGCGTGAGCCCTGTCATTCAAGAACGGACATGACTTGGTCAGTTGTTTTTTTGCGCTTAGCGACGGCGGGGACCGTGGCATCCTCGGACGGCCAGCCAACGGGGATGATCATCACGGCTTTCTCATGGGCCGGTCGGCCACAGAGTTCGGGTAGGAACTTCATGGGGTTCGGGGTGTGCTCGAGGCAGACGAGGCCTGCGTGGTGAATGGCTGTGATCAGCATGCCTGTCGCGATACCGACGCTTTCGGGGACATAGTAATTCTTATAGCGCTCGTTGTCTTCGGTAAGGCCGTAGCGTTGAGCGAACACGACAATCAGCCAAGGGGCTGTTGTGAGGTGAGGCTTGGAAACTCCGGTGCCTATGGGTTCAAGGGCCGCCAGCCATTCATCTCCTGCGCCACCGGAATAAAACTCGCGTTCCTCCTCTTCGGCCGCGTCACGAATCTTGGCTTTCATGGCTGGGTTTGAGATTGCCACAAAATGCCAGGGCTGATGATTGGCCCCCGAGGGTGCGGAGGCGGCCGCTTCAATGCAGGCTGTGATAATCTGTTTTGGGATGGGGCGGTCAGAGTAATCTCGCACGGAGTGGCGTTTGCGCATGTAATCGCGAAACGCTTCCGCTGCTGCCAAGGCGTCTGTGTCCTCCATTTGGACGCGATGCGGTAGGGCGAGCGGTGAATAGACTACTTCACCTTTTTTATACATGCGCGGCTCCCTCTGAGCAGGTTCAAGCACAGTGTAGTTGAGCGTCAAGAAATGAGCCAGCGCAAAGCTGGCCTTTTACGGAGCATGCGGAAACGGACCCGCATGGCCGTCTTGCATGATTGCGTGTTCGCCTGTTGCATCAGACAGCTAGGGCGGATCCGTGATCTGAAAGGTTTACCGGAAAGCCACAGGGACTATCAGATGTCGTCGGCAACCCAACCCATCGGCGTGATTGCACGGCTGCTGGATCTTTCGGAACGGCGCATTCAGCAACTGAGCCGGGACGGGGTCATCCCGAAGGCCGAGCGTGGGCACTACGACCTGATCGGGTCTGTGCGCGGCTATGTTCGCTATCTGCGCGATCAAGCCCTGAAGGCGCAAGCCGGTGCGCCGGACTATGCTGCGGAACGGGCGCGCTTCATTCGGGCACGCGCCGACCTCGCCGAAATGGAAGCTGAGGAAAAGCGGCGTTCGCTGATTGCGGCGGATGAGATAGAGGCGGCCTGGATTGCGGTGCTTGCGCTGCTGCGTACCCGCCTGCTGGCGCTGCCGGACCGGCTGGCGCCGCAGGTATTTGACCAACCCACCGTCGGAGACACCCGGAATCTGATCCGCGCTGCTATTCGCGAGGTGCTCGATGATCTCGCGCAGCCAGACATTGACCTTGAAGCTGACATTGACCTCGCCGAGCGCGCTCACGCTGAAGGGATCACCGATCCTGAAACGGACAGTGGCGAAGGCGCTGGCTGTACTGAAACCACCGCCGGACCTGACGATCAGTGACTGGGCGGATCAGAACCGGCGGCTGAGTTCTGAGGCCAGCGCTGAACCGGGGCAATGGCGAACCAGTCGCGCGGAATACCAGCGGGGGATCATGGACGCGATCTCGGATCCGGCGGCGGAAACCGTCGTGATCATGTCGAGCAGCCAAATCGGCAAGTCGGAGTCGATCTTGAACATGGTCGGCTACCACATCGACCACGACCCGGCCCCGATCATGGTGGTGATGCCAACCGAGCGGGACGCCGAAACCTGGTCGAAGGACCGCTTCTCGCCGATGGCGCGCGACACGCCCTGCCTGCAGGGCAAGATCGCCGATCCGCGGTCGCGGGACGGCAACAACAAGATCCTGCACAAACGGTTTCCGGGCGGACATTTGACGATTGTGGGCGCCAATGCGCCGTCGGGGCTGGCGAGCCGGCCGATCCGGCTCTTGCTCTGCGACGAGGTGGATCGTTATCCGTTCAGCGCGGGGGCTGAGGGGGATCCGGTTAATCTCGCGAAGAAGCGCACGGTGACCTTCTGGAACCGCAAGATCGTGCTGGTCTCGACGCCGACGAACAAGGGTGCGAGCCGGATCGAGGCTGCGTTTGAGGAAAGCGACCAGCGCCGTTTCTGGGTGCCATGCCCTCATTGCGCCCATGAACAAATCCTGACCTGGGAACAGGTCAAATGGGACAAGGATGAGAGTGGCGGCCACAGGCCTGAAACTGCACGCTACCACTGCGCTGACTGCGACGCGCCCTGGAAAGATGACGCCCGCTGGGCGGCCATCTCCAAGGGCCGCTGGATCGCTAATGCGCCGTTCAACGGGACGGCGGGCTTCCATCTGAACGAGATCTATTCGCCCTGGGTGCGGCTCGAGGCCATGACCAAGGCGTTTCTGTCGGCGCGCGCTGGTGGGGACGAGACGATGAAGACCTTCATCAACACGTCGCTTGGCGAGACCTGGATGGAAAGCGGCGAGGCGCCGGATTGGCAGCGGTTGCAGGGGCTCAAGGAAGATTGGCGTGCGGGCACGGTGCCGGTGGGCGGATCGTTCCTGACCGCTGGGGCCGACGTGCAGAAAGACCGGATTGAGGTTGATGTTTGGGCGTGGGGCAGGGGACTGCAAAGCTGGCTCGTTGATCACATCGTGATTGAGGGTGGTCCGGGCAATCAGGCGTGCTGGCAGAAACTGACCGACCTTCTTGGCCGGACGTGGATCCATGCCAGTGGCACGCCGATGACCATCGCGCGGTTGGCGATCGATACGGGCTATGAGACTGCGGCTGTCTACGCCTGGGCGCGACAGGTCGGTTTTGGTCAGGTCGCGCCGATCAAGGGCCTCGAAGGTTTCAATCGAGCAAGCCCGGTGACGGGGCCAACATTTGTCGACGCCACTATAGGCGGCAAACGCCTGCGGCGCGGTGCACGGCTTTGGACGGTGGCCACATCGACGTTCAAGGCCGAGACCTATCGCTTCCTGCGGCTTGACCCGCTGGAGGTCACCAGCCCGGTGGGTGGGGAGAGGTTTTCTCCCGGCTTTCTCCATCTGCCGGGCTGGGTCGACGCTGAATGGTTGAAGCAGCTCACGGCCGAGCAACTGATCACGGTCAAGAACAAGCGCGGCTTTGCCAAGCTCGAATGGCAAAAGCTGCGTGAGCGCAACGAGGCACTCGACTGCCGTGTCTATGCCCGGGCAGCCGCTTGGATCCTCGGAGCTGATCGTTGGTCAGATGCGAGGTGGGAAGAACTCGCGGCGCAGTTTGCGGTCGCGGATGGCAGCGGCACGGCCTCTGCTACAGGTCCTCAATCTGTACGCAAGGCACAGGTGCGCCGCGTTTCGCGGTCAACATACATGGGATGAGTTGGGGCATGCCGGATCTAGCGACACTGAAACTCCGCCGGGAGGCCCTGACCTCGCAGCGCGCGTCGGGCGTTGCCCGCGTCAGCTACGATGGCAAGACGGTGGACTATCGCAGCCTTGCCGAGATCGACCGGGCCATTGAGGCATTGGATCGCGACATCGCCTTGGTAGAGGGCCGGCGGATTGTGCGGCAGGTGCGCGTGACAACGGCCAAGGGGCTCTGACAGAGATGGGGATGTTTGACCTCTTCCGCCGCCCCAAGCCGGGCGGCACTGGAGCCATGCGCGCGCGGCTTGAAGGCGCGATGGCCAAGCGCCGCTTGCGGGACTGGAACCCGCCGCTCGAAAACATCAACGCGCTCGTGGCTTCGGGCGGACCCAGACTGCTGGCGCGATCGCGCGAACTGGTGGTGACTAACGGCTATGCGGCGAACGCCTGCGAGGCCTTTGCAGCCAACCTTGTTGGGGACGGTATCAAGCCGTCATCGCTCATCACGGATGCGGCACTGCGGGACCAGGTCCAGAGGCTCTGGCTCGCCTGGACGGACGAGGCGGACGCAGATGGGCTGACCGATTTCTACGGCCTGCAAGCTATGGTTGCGCGTGAGATGTTTGTGGCGGGCGAATGCTTTGTGCGCCTTCGGCCCAGACGGGCGGAGGACGGGCTTCTGGTCCCGCTCCAATTGCAGCTTCTCCAATCCGAGATGCTGCCGTTTGAAAAGACGGAGACGGACCAAAACGGGAACCTCATCCGCTGCGGGATCGAGTTCGACCTGATCGGGCGGCGGGTGGCTTATCACTTCCGTCGGCGCCATCCAGGTGACAGCACGGACCAGCGCATGGCTTTGCCAGACACTGTCCGCGTGCCGGCCGAGGAAGTCTTGCACATCTACCGACCCATTGATGCGGGTCAGATCCGGGGTCTGCCGCATGTAGCACCTGCCATGGTGCGGTTGTTCCTCTTAGACCAGTACGATGATGCAGAGCTTGACCGGAAGAAGACCGCGGCGATGTTTGCGGGCTTCATCACGAAGACTGCACCCGAAGACCCAATGATGGGGGAGGGGGCGGCTGATCTTGATGGGGCCGCCATTGCGAGTCTCGAGCCCGGCACCATGCAGGTGCTGCTGCCAGGCGAGGATGTGAAGTTCTCAAGCCCGGCCGATGTCGGCGGTGGCTATGAGGCGTTCCAGTACCGCACGCTGCTCGCGGTCTCGGCCTCGCTGGGTCTGCCCTATCATCTCGTCACGGGCGATGTCCGGCAGGCGAACTACTCGTCCTTGCGTGCCGAGCTCGTCGAATTCCGGCGCCGAATTGGTCAGTTGCAGCATGGGGTCATCGCCCATCAGCTGTGTCGTCCGATCTGGCGGCGATGGCTGGAAACGGCGGTGCTGTCGGGCGCGCTCAATACAGAGCCCGCTGACGCGCGCGCAGTGCAATGGATTCCGCCAAGGTGGGACTGGGTTGATCCACTCAAAGATATCCAAGCGCAGGTTCTGGCGATGGAGGCCGGGCTGACGTCTCGACGCAAGGTGGTCGAGGCCACGGGCTACGACATCGAAGAGGTCGACCGCGAGAATGCCTCGGACGCCAAGCGCGCAGCGGATCTGGGACTGACCTATCGCGCCAGTCCAGGCGAGACGCAGGGAGCAAGAGCTACGCCAGTCCAAGAACCCAATCCGAATCCTAACCCCGGATCGTCCGGGGATACGACCGATCCAGATACTCGCGAGGAGTAACCCCATGAAATCCTGGTACACGATCCGCGCCCGGGGCCCCGGCGCGCAAGGATCTCGCACGGAAGTGCTGATCTATGATGAAATCGGCGCTTACGGCGTCACAGCAAAGGGCTTTCTGGCAGATTTGGGTGCACTGCCCGATGATGCCGCTATTGATCTGCGCCTCAACAGCCCTGGCGGCTCGGTGTTTGACGCGGTCGCGATTTACAACGCGTTGAAGCGCCATACAGGCGACATCACCGTCTGGATCGATGGTATTGCCGCCTCGGCTGCGAGCTACATCGCCATGGCGGGCGACATGATCGTCATGCCAGAAAACGCCTTCCTGATGATCCATGACCCCTCGGGATTTGTGATGGGCACGGCCGAGGATATGCGGTCCACCGCCGAGGCGCTCGATAAGGTCAAGGTCAGCTTGATCCAAGGCTACGCGGCAAAGTCTGGCAAGCCCGATGAAGAGATCGCCGCCCTCATGGCGGCCGAGACTTGGCTTGATGCAACGGAGGCTTTGGATCTTGGCCTGATTGATCGGATCACAGAGCCAGTGAAGCTCGCCGCCTCCTTTGATGTGGCACGCTTCCGCAATGCGCCACCAGAGGTGCTCGAGGCCGCCACAGACGCTCATCCGCCATCCGCCTGCGTTGACACCCAGGATGCAGACCTCGGCTCGGCTGCGGTCCCCTTAGGCGAGGTCGATGCACCTATTGACCGCCCCGAGGTCCCGTCCAGTGACACTGGCGACGCGCCGCAGAACCAAGGGTCGGCCAACAGCGAGGGCGGGACGGTAATCGCTGAGAGCCCGCCGTCGGTCAAACTGACCCCTGAGGATCCCAGCCCCATCGACCATAGGGTCTCAAGCGCGCCTGCGATCCGCGCCGAGGCGATGGCCCACGCACGCGCGGTCATCGATCTCTGCCGCCTTGCAGGCCAGCCGCAGATGGCGGGCCGGTTCCTCGAGGAGGACGCGAGCCTTGATGCGGTCCGCAGCCGCCTTCTCGCGGCCAAGGCGGACGCGACCCCCGAGATCATCCTGAGCGCCCATGCCCAGCCTGGACGCGCAGCCTGCCTCCATCCCTGGGGCGAGGTCATCGCCCGCACCTTTAAGACGAAAGGATAAGCCTCCATGACCATGCTCACTGAAGGCCAACACGCAGGCGGCTTTCTCGTCTGGGAAGTGCTCCGCGACTTCACCCGAGAAACCGTCACCATTGCCTCCGGCGCTGGAAAGCTCGAGCCAGGCTCCGTGCTTGGCAAGATCACCACAGGCGGCAAATACGCCCGCCTTGCTCCAGCCGCGACCAACGGCAGCCAAACCCCTGCCGCCATTCTCTGGGCCGCGGTCGACGCAAGTGCGGCTGACGCCCCCGGCGTCGTGATTTTGCGCGGCCCCGCCATCGTCAATCGCCACGAGATCGTTTGGCCCGAGGGCGCGACCGAGGCGCAGATCACGGCAGCCACCACGGCACTGGCGGCGCTCGGCATTGTCCTGCGCTGAGCGCTGGGTCGGGCCTAAAGACACTCACATCAAGGAGGTTGGCATATGGCCACCATGGATATCTTTGAAGGCGATGCCTTCTCCGTCATTGAGCTCACACGTGCCTTGGAGAATATTCCCTTCAAGCCCGCGACCTTGTCCGGCTCAGGTCTCTTCGGCGAGCGCGGGGTGCGCACGCGCACTGTTGTGATCGAAAGCCGGGATGGGACTTTGTCGCTGATCCCGTTCTCCGAGCGCGGATCATCCTATGACCAGCAATCCCCAGAAAGCCGTCAGGTCCGTGCCTTTGTGTGCCGGCAGTTCAAAAAGCAGGATGTGCTGTGGGCCTCCGAGATCCAGGGCATCCGCGAGTTCGGCTCGGAAAGCGTGACGCAGCAGGCGCAGGCCGAAGTTGCGCGCCGGATGCGGCGCCTGAGATCGGATGCCGAAGCGACTTTTGAGTATCATTTGCTGAATGGGCTTCAGGGACTTGTGAAGAACCCCCGAGATGGCTCGGTGGTGATCAACTTCGCCACTGAGTTTGGCATCACGCCGGCTGCAGAGATTGATTTTGATCTTGATAACCAGTCGCCTGCCTCCGGCGCGCTCAGGAAGCGCTGCCAGGCTCTGATCGAAAGCGTTGAGGAAAGCCTTGGTGGGCTTGCCGTGGGGCCAGTGCAATTGCGTGCGGAATGCGGCTCGGCCTTTTTTGCAGACCTCGTGGCGCACAAGGAAATCCGGGAGACTTATCTCAACACGGCCGCCGCCAATGAGTTGCGGGGCAGGGTGGTGGACGAGTTCACCTTTGGGGGTATCACCTTCCGCCGTTATGGGGGCAGCGCCACGATCGGGGTGCCGACTGACAAGGCGTTCTTTTATCCGCAAGGGATTGAGGGTCTATTTGAGATCTACTTTGCGCCGGCCGACACCTTCGAGACGGTCAACACGATCGGCTTGCCGCTTTATGCGCGCATGATCCCGGATCGTGAGCGTGACGAATGGGTGCGCCTTGAGATCGAGAGCAACCCGCTGCCGATTTGCACCCGGCCGCAGGTCCTGCGCGCGGGCCGACGGACGTGATGACGGCGTTCAGCTCGGCGATGGACGCGCTCTTTGCCGATCCCAGTATCGCCGTCGAAATCTGGCATCGTGACGGGGCAGGGGCCTTTACTCGGGCCCGGGGGATCTTGCGCCGCCCCGACGAAATCACGGAGTTTGGCGCGGCGCGGCTTCTCTCAGACACCATCCGGATCGACGTCCGGGTGGCGGATATTCCACTTCCCCGCCCGCAAGAACAAATCTTGATTGGGGACGAGACGTTTTTGATCCAAGGCGAGCCGCGCCGAGATCGCGAACGGCTGATCTGGACCATCGACCTCAACCCGGCGTGATCCCAACATGAAACTTAAGCTGGCGATCGACCCAGATATTGCCACTATGATGGAGGCAGAAATTGCAGCCGGCGAACGCGCGGTGTCGGCGGCCATTCGCCAGTCTGCCCTTAGCCTCAAGACCGATTGGCGCGGGCAGATCACTGGTGCTGGCCTCGGCGCGCGGCTCGCACGGACCATCCGCTCCGAAGACTATCCGAAGGGGCGACCCAGCCTGAACGCGGCGGCTCTTGTGTGGTCAAACGCGCCTTTGATTGTCGGCGCGCATGACACGGGCCCGCTGATCCGATCGAAAAGCGGTCTCTGGCTTGCGATCCCGACCGCAGCGGCTGGTAAATCCACGCGTGGAGGCCGGATCACGCCAGTAGAGTGGGAGCGCCGACGCGGCACGCCCTTGCGGTTCATCTATCGCTCGCGAGGTCCGAGCCTTCTTGTGGCAGAGGGTCGGCTGAACAGTCGTGGGCTTGGCGTCGCCTCGCGCGCAAAATCCGGCCGCGGCCTTGCAAGCGTGCCGATCTTCCTCCTGGTGCGGCAGGTCAAGCTGTCCAAAAGGCTGGACCTGATGCGCGCCGCTGAAACCGCTGTGGATCAAATACCAACACAGATTGTTTCCAAATGGGCCGCCACATAGGGGTGTAGGGAATCTCTACGGGCCTGTATCGTGCTCTGATGTTTAACCTATTTGGGAAGAACGATTTTGGCAGAGACGTATTTGGAGTTGTTGGCCCCTCAGATCGCTCTGATCGATCGGCTGATTGCGTCTGGTCGATATCGAAACTTGTCAGATGCGATTGGCGCAGCGTTGCGTCTTTTGGAGCGTGAAGAGGCCGAGCTCGCATCTTTGCGTGGCCGCGTTGCCTTGGGCCTGAAAGAGGCGCGTCGCGCTGAATTTGTCAATCCGCGCGGAGAGCTTGCGATCCGGCAGGCATTTGCAGCTGTTCGAGGTAAGGCATGATGACAAAGCGGCTACGCGTGACCCCGCACGCTGCTCATGCCATTCAGGAACTGGCGCGTTGGACCCTAGAGTGTTTTGGGCCACAACAAGCGTCTGCCTATGAAGAGCATCTCATTTTGCGCTGTCTTGAAACGGTCATCGGCTTCGAGGTTGGACAGGATTGCCGCGGGTTGATTGATCCTGAGTTGCACGAGGATCTACGATTTTTGCGAGCGGGCCAACACTTTGTTGTCTTCGTTCAATCTCCGGACCAGATCGTCATTATCGACGTTTTGCATGCGCGCACGGATTTGCCGCGACGTCTTGCCGGGCACAATGGCCATGCCGATCAAGATGTAAGAGCATAGAAATCGCTAACCCACGAGATGCCCCGATGGATCTTCGTCGAGAAACCATTCTCAGCGCCATTTTGGAAAGACTGCGAACGATACCCGATGCAAGCGTTCTTCGTGGCGAGGTGCTGCCGGAACGCATTCCGGCCCCTGGGCTTGTGATATTGCGTGATGGCACCCCTGGCGAGCCGAGTGTGACCCTGTCTCCATTGACCTATCACTATCAACACCGGGCAGAGCTCGAGGTCATTCTTCAAGCAGTTGCTGAGCGCGATGCGCGATTTGCAGCGCTCTTGGGCCAGATCGCATCAGCTTTGGCAGCTGATCGGACGCTTGGGGGGCTTTGTGACATGGTCGAAGCGGCAGCCCCTGAGCCGGCGGATCTCGCTGTAGACGGGGCAGCCAGCCTAAAGGCGGCCGTCGTGCCCATCATCCTACATTATTCGCTGTCCGATCCACTTGGCTGAGTGGGTTCCGGGGGCGGGGTTATCATTCTCAGATGGCCCTCGATCATCGCCCCGGCTTCCACGGCCAGTTTGGCGTAATGAACTGAGCCGCTGATTTGACCGGAATGTGCAACGCGGACATCCTCCGCGATCACAGCGCCAACAACGACGCCTTCAATCGTTGCCTGCTTGGCCTCGATGTCGCCCTTCACATTGGCCCAATGCTGAATCGTCACGATCTCACCGGTGATGTTGCCGACAACACGCGCTTGAACCACCAAGGGGCCTATGGCGGTGATATCGCCCGTGACTTCAAGATCCGGTGCGAGGACGGATGGTTTTGCCGTTCTTGGTGTGGAAGGGGTCATTCGAGGTCTGCCTTCGGGTCGCGCATGAATTTAAGGGTGCGTTAGCTGGACGGATCTCACAGCATGAATTGACTTTGCACCATATGCAACTGGTGCGCCTTTAACCAAAATCCGCTGAAAAGGATACCAAAATGGCACGAGCCCATGGGGCGCGGGCGCAAATGGCGCTGGCGTTTGAGACTGTTTATGGCACTGCGCCCACCACAGGGTTCCGCACGGTGCCCTTCGCCAGCACCACGCTTGGGTCCGAGCAGCCCTTGATTGCCTCCGAGCTCTTGGGCCAGGGGCGTGACCCGCTGGCCCCGATCAAGGA